GTATTAAATGTTTAGTTATAGACCCATTTAATAAAGTTAAACTAAAAGGTACGTCTACAATGTCTATACCAGATGCTACTATGGAATATTTAGCGCAGATAGAAACATTTGCTAAAAAATATGACGTACTAGTTATTGTTGTCGCTCACCCTACAAAAATGTATAAGAAAGATGATGGCACTATGGATGAGCCTACTATGTATTCTATTAAAGGTGGAGGTGAATGGTATGATGCTAGTTACCACGGATTATTAGTACACAGAAATTATGGTAACAATACTGTAAAAGTTAAGGTTCTTAAAGTTAAGTTTCAAAACTTAGGTGAGAATCAAGCTGAAGCACATTTTAAATGGAACCATGTATCTGGTGATTATATTCCAGTAACAGATCCTTCAGATCATAATTTACCCTGGGAATAATGGCTTGGAAATCTAAACCACCTAAGGGCTATGTAGGATTAAACACAGGTTTTGTAGCAAACGATGAAGAATTAAAGTGGCAGAAGTTTTGTATAGACAATGATATAATCATATCACCAGAGCCAACATCAAAAGGTATGTACCCGCAAGAATGGAGAATAGCGGTATCTTTTATGCCCAACTTTACAAAAGTTTATAAGACACCTACTGTATACATAACAGATAATATCTGGCAAGAAACATTTAAAACAATGAAATATTATTATGACAAGAAACATTCAGGATGAGTATAGAGGATTATTATCATCACTGGTCCACGGTGGAAAACAAAAAGAGGATAGAACAGGTGTTGGGACGAAATCAGTCTTCGGACGAATACTACGACATGATATGTCAGCAGGATTTCCTTTGCTCACAACAAGAAAAATATACTGGGATAATGCAGTAACTGAATTGCTTTGGATACTACAAGGCAAAACAGATATTAAATACTTAAATGATAATGGTGTTAAATACTGGAATGCTGATTATGAAAGATCTGGCAGGACAGATGGAACACTGGGCCCAGTATATGGATCTCAATGGCGCAATTTCGCAGGCGTAGATCAATTAACACAATTAATTCGTGAAATAAAATCTAATCCTTCGTCTAGAAGATTAATGATTAATGCTTGGAATGCAGGTGCTAAACACGATATGGCGCTACCACCTTGCCATTACGGATTTCAAATTTATATAAATGATGGAAAAATGGATCTTATGTGGCAACAGCGATCAGCTGATGTTTTTCTCGGGCTTCCTTATGATTTTGCTATGTATGGCTTATTATTACTTATGCTCGCAAAAGGAGCCGGCTATACGCCCGGCGAACTCCTTGTTTCCCTTGGGGACTGTCATCTTTACAATAATCATATCGATCAAGCTAAACAGCAGTTGGATCGTAGTTTTCGAAAACTTCCTTTTGTTAGCGTTGATAGGGGACTTACTATTATTGAAGGAGGAATAACTATACCAACTAAAGAAATGATTAATATATCAGGATATGAGCCACACCCAGCAATCAAAGCAGAACTCAATGTCGGAGTATGAGCCATGGTTTAAGAAAACCAATTATATGGCTAAATTCTTAAATGCGCATAGCAGAGAGATAATTAAAAAAATAAACAATGAATATAAAAATTCCAACAGGTAAGTATAAAATTTACCATATACCGGGTATTAAAATAGGGTGCACTACTAATATACAGAAGCGCGTTATTGAAACACAAGGATATAAAGAAGGTGAATACGAAATACTGTTTGAGACTAATGATATTGTAGAAGCTTCTGAAGCAGAGAAAACACTACAAAAAGATCTTGGTTATAAAATTGATAGACAATTATATAAAGATTTATTTAAAAAATCAAACAAAATGACAAAGTGTACATCATCTGAAGCAACAACAACATTTAAGATTTCCAAAGATGAAATCAACGCAAAGTTTTTAAACAATATAGAAATAAAAAATGGGTACGGAACGTATGCCTTGGATAATGAGGCTAAAATTGAGTGGATTATATCTAATGTACATAGTAGCCAGTTTGGTCCTGGTACCTGCTATGTCTATAATAAAGTACTATCACAAGCTATGCCTTTCCAAGAAACAAAGGAAATGACTAAAACAGGTGGACAGTTTATATTTCCACTAATTAGAGAATGGGCTACTGATCGTGGTATATATGATAAAGGAGATAGCAAAACTCAGTATATTAAACTTCAAGAAGAAGCTGGTGAGTTAGCTCAAGCATTACTTAAAAACGATAGACCTGAAATTATTGATGCTATAGGTGATATGGTAGTTGTTTTAACTAACTTAGCAGCTTTAGAAGGTTTACATATAGAAGATTGTATTGAGTCCGCATACGACGTTATAATCAATAGGAAAGGTAAAATGATTAATGGAACATTTGTAAAAAACAACTAATGAAAATAACAACTCAAGACCAGATAGTACAACAAGTAATCAAAAAGCTTGACGAGCGCAGCAACGTAGGTTATAAAAAGTATGGTGTAACTTTACACGATGATACACCTTCGCTACACAAGTGGTTAAACCATATACAAGAAGAGCTACTTGATGCGTGTAACTATATTGAAAAGCTTAAGCATGAAACCACTGATGTATTAGCCGATAAAATACTTAAAGATTATCTTGAAGAAGAATCTACATTTAGTAATGTTAGTGATCCTGGGCCACCTGATGGATTTGGTACAACAACCACTTCTATTTATCCAGGTGATATTAAAGTAACTTATGACAAAATGTAATTATGAAGCGAAGAAGCAAAAAAAGAGGTCCAGTTGTAGCTAAGAAAACAACCTTTGATGGGATTAATTTTGCATCTGGATTAGAAAAGTATACATATATAGCTCTTAAAAAAGAAAAACTATTTGAATATTATGAAGGTGAAGTTTTCCAGTTGGTCGAAGGATTTAGTTTTACAAATAAAGCTTATGAAAAACAAGCCAACGGGAAAGGTGATTTTACTAACCGAGGGCAAAAGAAAATACTGGGAATTAAGTATACACCTGACTTCACAGGAAAAGACTACATAATAGAATGTAAGGGAAGAGCAAATGAATCCTTCCCTTTAAGATGGAAACTATTTAAGCAATGGATGATAAACATGGAAGACTCGCGGACGCTCTACAAGCCGCAAAATCAAAAGGACGTAGATATGATGATTCAGATAATGAAAGAAAAAAGAAAAAAGAATCTTCTCTTCACTACAAACGCAGGAAACTAGATAAAGATGTCAGAAAATATATTAGATCTAATAACAAATTTAACTCAAAAGAAATTGACGAAATCGGAAGACAGCATGGATTTTACATTGAGTAGCTATCATAAAGAAAAAATAGCACATCATATAAAAATGTTAAATTACTATTTAAAGGAACAGAATAATGAAGAATTGGGAAATTAGTATAGGATTATATCCAGGTATACTGTTAGGCATTAGAACCTATGTAGAAGAAACTTTTAAAGAGCATGTATTGTATCTGCCCTTCTGTGTAGAAATATGTTTAACTATTGAAGATTAAATTATTACCTAAAAAAAATAAATGAATGAGCACAGCAACAAGAAAACAACTAGAGAGCAGCGTCAGGGAGATTGGCAGCGTACTCCAACAAGTGATTGGAGAATTAGGAAATCTGAAAGATCTAGCGATTGGTACTATGACAGTGGTCAAAGAGCTCCCGGGTTACGAGGAAGCCTTAGAGAAGATGAAGACTAAGCAAGAGGAAAAAGAAAAAGAACAAGAACCAGAAACTAAACTAGAATTATAAATGGGATTATTTGATGAAAGAATTGCTTACAAGCCATTTGAATACCCAGAGTATTATACAGATGGTTGGTTAAAACAAGCACAAGCTTTTTGGTTGCATACAGAAATACCTATGTCTGGTGATCTTAAAGACTGGAATGAAAAATTAACTAAGAAAGAAAAGAACTTAGTAGGCAATATACTTTTAGGATTTGCTCAAACAGAATGTGCCGTGTCAGATTATTGGACACAAAAAGTTGTAGGCTGGTTTCCAAAGCATGAGATA